CAACTGTTTGCCCTGCAAGCTTATCAGTGCCTTTAACAGCATCGGCGCCTTTAAATGAACCAAGCCCTGCAGTTGCACCAGACAATGCTGCTGATACATAATTTGGATCCCACTCTACATTTTCATCTGTTGTAGAATAGTCGGCTACTATATCACCTGCAGCGGCTCCAAGCCCTGCTCCTAAAGCAATTAAATATGGATTACCTGTCATCATACCAGCTATAAGATAACCTAGTTTACCACCACCAATACCTCCTAGTGTCCCAGCAAAAGCTTGTAACTCATTAGGCATCCAAGAAGATAATTCTTTTCTAATTGGTTGAGCTACTTCTTCACCCAGCCATTCACCAGCGGGGTCTAATATTTCTTCTTCTAAAAATTCACCAGCAGGATCTAATATGTCTTCATCAATAAAATCAACTACACTGCTAATTGGTTTTCGTACTTCTTTGGGAATCCATTTTTTCCAACCCATTATAAAGGCTCCTTATTAAATATTGTGTGAGTTTGCAAGGTGCCTATGCTTGTAATGAGGCTGTGAATATTGAATTTACCTTTTTTTCTCATAAATTGCAACTATGAATCTGACCCAATAGCAGGCATTTTAGCGACCTTGATATAGACACTACGAGAGATATCTTCTCGCTTGGTATCTGTATCTGGATCATCTACGTCTGCATCGCCTTCGGCGTCTGAGTCGTACTCTTTCCCTGTTTTTACGTTTTTTAATACTACGGTAGTATCACACTTAACCTGAGCAATCTTTTTATCGCCCTCGTATAACCATGTTACTTTTCCTTCTTCTTCAAATGACATAAGTCCTCCTAGTCTCTTGTTATTTCCATGTATGACATAACCACATGCAATCTATTTGCAGTAGCTGCCGTTACTTTTATAATCTCACTCTCATCAATAGCCAACGGTTGTTTTAATAATTCTTCAGTTCCTAAAAGGTATATGGGATATAACTTAAATAAACTAAATTCAGTACCAGAACTGTTGGTTAAAGTTACTGTTATAGTCTCTTGATTTCCAGAATCATTTGACACTAAAATAGACTTTACAAGTGTTACAGTTTCAGATGGAACAGTATATAGAGTTGTAGGGTTTGTTGTAGTTAAATCTACCTTTGAATTTTTATATTTATTTGCCATCTAATTTAAAAACCACGTTGATTGTTCTTGCTGTTCCTTAACCGACTGTTGATAGGTAGTATTCAACTGCTGTACAATAGCTGAAATACTTCTATTAATTTGTCGTTGTGTACTAGCATCATATTGTTCTTTTGGTTCTGGAACCCTAACAAGTACTTTAGCCATTATCGTCCTCCATCGGGTCTAATATCAAGAGCCAGTGTTCCATAACGCCAATTTTCATTTGCTGATGTATTTGCTATCTTCACGTTTACAAACCGACCTCGTGCTCTTGTGTCTATTTTAGTTGTAGAGGAAGTAACTGTAAAAGGGCTATATGTTGAAGATGTTTCAGATGCCGATGGATAATCTCTAATAGAAAGAGTAACAGTTGCGTTTCCAGATAAATTTTTAAAATCAGGTATAAAACGACTTACAGAAACAAACTTACTTGCTGTGCCTTCTTCTCCCTGTAAATCAAAATCATATGATTGCACGTGAGAAGAAACAGTTGTAACACTTCCATCTTCATTAGTTTGATCGGTCCCCGTTTCATGTTCAAAATATTTTGTTTGTCCTAAACCACTTTCACCTAATATAGTAGGAAAGCTTCCTGTTCCACTAGTATCGAATTTTGCTGCGTGTGGTCTTTGGTAAATATTAGCATCCATCCAAGCTGTTCTTGATTCAGTATGCATGGCCCAGATACCTCCCGGCACTTCTTGTGATTCTGCATAGTTATAAGTAACACCTTTATTATTAAAATCATTATCTGCTGGGTAGAACCAAGTTATCTCTGAGAATAAATTATTAAGACCTGCAACAACTTGTTGTCCTTTTGTTTTATCCATATTATCAAACACTTCATCTTCGACAGAACAAGGTAATGTTTCAACTGTACCCGTATAACGAAAGAATCCTTTCGTGCTCATCCAGTATGCAACACCATCTACTTCAACAGCTGCTGTACTACCAATTAAACCACAGTTAGTACCCACTTGTTCAATACCAAATACAAAAGGCTGACCAACATGTTTCATTGTATAAAGAGCATTATCTGTCCAGATTAAAATATTTTCTTTAGCTTTTAACGCACCCATAATCTTCGTACCATCTTGAATACGTAATGTGCCTGCTGTGTTTGTAGATGTTGGTGTGTAAGTGTTAATATCTTCTTGTGCAGAAAAACGTATAAACATGTCATCTTGTGTGCTTGAAGTACCAATGGTTGTTTCTGTACCTAAATGAATCACGTGACGAGTTGTTGGTGAAATTAAGCTTAGTCTAGAAGCTGTTGGATTATTTCCAGTTGCAAAGTTAGTAGTGGTCAATGAAGCCCTTACTGTTAAAGGGTTTGTTGCTCCTGCATTCCAAGTAAAAGTTTTTCCATTGTTTGCTGTTGCAATTAAAACTTCTCCATAGTTATCAAGAGACCATTTACCTGGTTCTAGTTCAATTTGATCAGCAGCCATAGCTGTTCCCCAACCAGTATAATCACTAGCATCTGTTACTGTCGCTCCATTATCATGTGCAGCTGCACTTGTGCCATTTGTACCACGAGTTAAACCGGTTAAATCATTTGATGATTTACCTGAATAAGTAATTAATTCTGAATCAATTAATATCGTGCCTGAGCTTGGAAAAGAAGAAGCACTAGTTAGTGTTAATGTTGTATCACTATTAGAAAATTCTGCTCCTTCGTTTATAGTAGTGGTCGCAGCAGAAGATAGTGTTCCACCATAACTTGTTACACCAAAACCATACCCATAAGTTTGTTTTTGTGGACCAACAACATAGTAAAATTCAACAGTGGTAGAGCCACCTGTTGAAACAGTTGCGGTTGCGTTAGCACTTGATGTAATTGTAAAAGTTGTTGTACTTGGAACAGTATTTACCATAAACTTTGCATCTTCAAAGTTTGCAGCACTCAATCCTGTGCCACTTGGTAAAGTTACACTATCTAAAAGAATAATATCACCTACATCTAAACCGTGGGCTGAACCTGTTGTAACAGTCACTGAAGCTGAAGCGTTTGCTGTTGCTAGAGTGCAACTTGTTTGTTGTTTTGTGGAATCAAAGGGAGTTATATCGTATAACTGACCTTCAAAATATAAAAGAAGAAACTTGTCTGTGCCTAAAGCAATATACCTATTACCTGTTGTATCTACAAAAGCATGTTGGTTTCTAACTACACCAACAATACTATCACTGACTAAAGAAGACCAACCACCAACTTTTTCTGGAAGACCATAGCGAAAACGAACATTATCACTATCTATCCAACGATTTTCAGCACCTTTGGTTGTATTCTGTTTGTCAACACCCGGCATTATATCAAAATTAATAAGAGCCATTTAATACCTCTTATGTCCCTGCAAAGCTTTTCTTAATCCATCCTTTTGTGGAATTAGCATAAACAAGAGTAAAGTTTTGACCATTAGTACTAACAGTTAAATCAGAGCTATTTCCCATTATCTTTTGACTATTTCTTCCAATAGTTAAATTGTTTGATCCAAAGTTTAATTTAGCATCTAAAAAATGAACCTCATCACCTGCACTTGGACTAGCTGGTAATGTAATTGTAACCCCTGCAGAACTAGTATCCACCATAACTTGATCACCATTCACAGCAGTGTAAGCATTGGTTGTTGTAACATAACCTTTTTCTGTTAAGCCTTTTACAACATTAGTACCATCAACAACGACTAACATTGTTGAACCAACAGGCATTGTAACTCCAGATCCAGAACTTGTTTTTATTGTAACAGTATAATGACTACTACTTCTAGTAGTTCCATCAATTACAACATAGGTTTTTTCACAAGAGTCTGGGAAAATTAAACTTCTATTAGCTGTTAATGTTCCTGTTAATTTAATAACTTGATTTCTACCATCAGATGCAGCTCCATCACTAATTGCTGGAGTTTGATCTCCTGAAGCTAAACTTAATGAAACATAGCCCCCAACTGCTTGTTCAAGCATATCAAGATTAGTATTTGTAACTGTACCCCAAAGACCAGCTTTTTCACCAGTGGTCATCTTTTCTAGTTTTAATGATGTTGAGTATGATGATGCCATTTGTTAATCCTATCCTACGTCATCCAATAATGCAGCAACAATACAGGTTGCACTTGCATCACCTGCGTCGCCTATGTCAGAACTAATAGCATGGATGTCTGCTACAGTTGCATTAGGTAATCGGCCAAACCATGTTTGACCAGGACCTATAAAAATACCGTCAGCTAAGTTATAAGCGGCTGTCCCTGCATCTATTGATATCATAACCCCATCAGCAGCGCTAGTATTTTTAACGAATAAAAACTTAACCTTATCACCAGTAGCCACAGCTGTTGGAGCCGTGTCTTGATCTACTTTTGTGTAATCTAAGAAATAACCAGCAATTAAGTCAGCGCTTGTTGTCGTAACTTCTGTCTTTTTATAATACCATTTATCGTTAGCATCATCGGGAGTTACCGTCATTGAACCAGTTATAGTTTTGGCAATCTCGTCCGGTAATATAGTAGCTGTAATACTTAATGTTGCGTCATTTGCCATAATTATTTATATCCTATGCTGCTATTTCTGTCCATGTTTGACTAGCGCTTGTAGTAATATCGTTCCAAGTAACTACACCAGCACTAGTAGTAGTTATCGTTAATTCACTTCCTGTAGCAGTAACATTACAATCTGCAGTAATAGTTACTGTTCCAGAGCTAACAGTACCCATTTCACTACCGGTTACAGCTACATCTGCCGCTGCAGTAACTACTACTGTTCCATCGGAAACTGTAGCTGAACTTCCTGTCACAGCAAAATTAGCGTCAGCTGTAGTTACAACATCTCCAACCGATGCTGTAACACTACTTCCAGTTACTGTTAAAATCGCTCCTGCTGTTACAGTTGCTGTTCCAGAAGATGTAGTAACCGCACTACCTGTTACTGTTAAATCAGAAGCACCTGTAATAACAATATCACCAGCAGCAATAGTTCCAGCCTCGCTCCCCGTTGCACTAACAAAGGTCGAATTAAAAACTAAGCTACCAAACGAGGAAGCTGAAAATGGGTTTAATCCGAATAACATAAATTATTCCTTATGCGTCGTCTCTAGCTTTTCTGTTTTTATAATCAGAACGAGCTGTAACTAACGCTACAAAATCTGCTTGGTTAGACGGAA